GAGTCCTGCTAACATAGGAACAGTTTCATAACAATATAATACTATGGCAGCTCCAACAGCAGTTGGTGAGTACGGTTCCTGTCAAGGAACAGAGACCCGTCTCTCACCTTCAGATACAAGTGGCGGAGGCAGCGCATCAGCTGTCGCTTCCACAACTAAAAATTTAAGACTAGCATATGCAACAGTAGGTTCATCAGGAGTAACTGATACCTGCGCTACAGTTGCAGGGCAGTATACTTAACACACTTGGGGGGACTTCGGTTCCCCTTTTTTTTATTTACAAATATTTATACCTATGGCTACCACAACCGTTGATATCGATACCGAACTATCCGCAGTCAATGCGATTCTTGGTAGTATTGGACAATCTCCAATCAATGGGATAGATTTTGCTAACCCTGAGATATCCTTTATTTATAACATTCTTACAGAAGTTAATCAAGATGTACAAAATGAAGGATGGGCATTTAATATTGAATATCATATAAAAGAAACAGTTAACCCAACTGATAATAAAATCGTTATAGATTCTGATGTTATCCGTATAGATAATACAGATGAATGGGATAGAACAAGGGATTTTGTACGAAGAAAAGATCCAGTAGATGGTTTATGGAAATTGTATGATAGAGTAAATCATACATTCACATATCCAGATGATGATTACTTCTATGTTAACAAAGTAAGAAGATTAGAATTTGAAGATATACCTGCACCTTTCCAAAGATATATAATATATAAAGCATCAGGTAGAGCTGCAGTACAGTTAGTATCTAACCAGCAATTACAGCAAATGTTAGCAACTTATGAGTCACAAGCTAGAGCTACTTGTATGGAATATGAATGTAATCAAGGAGATCATAACTATATGGGATGGCCTGATGAATCAGCATATCAACCTTACAAACCTTATCAAATGTTAAGACGCTAATGGCTAGTATAACTCAGAAAATTCCTAACTATGTATTAGGGATGTCCACACAACCAGATGAAAGAAAAATACCAGGACAACTTGTTGATTTAAAAAATGGTGTTCCTGATGTTGTACGTCAATTAATCAAACGTCCTGGTAGTCATTTGGTAAAAGATATAACCACACAAAGTGATCCATATGGAGATAGTAAAACTTATGCAGTTGATACAGGAAGTCATTGTCCATGGTTTAATATCTACACATCAGATGCAACACAGTACATTGGACAAGTAACAAATTCAGGTAAGATTAATATATGGAGATGTAGTGATGGTGCTCCAATACCAGTTGACTATTCTTTAGTAGCTGGAACAAATGTAGCTACTTACTTAGATAACTCTTCATTATCAGATGAGAAGTCTTCTGATATACAGGCTCTGACTATTAATGAAACTACCTTCTTTGTTAATAGACGCAAGGATACTGCACTATTAACAGATGCTAAAGATAAAGCTCACCCTCAATTATATGAAGCATATGTAGAAATCAAGACACTAGCATATGGTAGACAGTACTCATTAGATTTCTTTGATCCTGATAGTAATACTACATATGAAACTACCAGAGTTACTTCTGTATCAGTTCAAGAAAACCTCACCAAAACTACTGGTTTGACCAATGCCAATAATGGTAGCTGTGAAGGCATGGGTAGAGAGATATTTAATTCTAGTACTGGTACAGATAAATTCAGTACAGTACCTCCTAATATGAGTGCTAGTGGTAAAAGTAGAATAAGATTTGAAATTGATGCAAGATGTCAACCTGTTGTTGATCCAAGTAATCTTGGTGAAGATGGAGATGGTCCACAATATAATGATTCTTATCAATGTTTTGGTAAACTTCAATTTGGTGGAGAAGGTTGGCAAGCTAATGATACTGTCGCATGGACAAATGAGAAGGGATTATCAGGAACATTAGTAATAAAAACAACATCACCTATTAGATGTAGAGCTAATAGAGGTGCTATACGTCCTAATGCTACGTCATCTAGTGCTGAAGAACATATATCTGCAAACTTGATAGTATCAGAACTTAAATCTAAAATCGATTCAGTCCAAGCAGATGCTACAGATGATAATAGAATCTTTTGTGAAATTGTAGGTAGTGGAATACATCTTTGGAGCCATGACGCTTTTGGTGTATCAACTAGTGAGAAAGCTTTGATGTCAGTCATAACCACATCAGCTAATACTATAGATAATTTACCAACAAATTGTAGGCATGGTTACACTGTACGTGTAGCAAATAGTAATGAAGATGTAGATGATTATTACTTAAGATTTAATGTTGAAAACCTGGACCCTGATTTAGTTAAAGTAGGTACTTATACTAGAAGTAGTTCTACTATTTCTATACATTCTGCAGGTCATGGCCTTGCAAACGGAGATACAGTAATATTTCAACCATTAACTGGTGGTACAAATAGTCGTAGAGTATCTATAGGTAGTGTAACTACGAATACTTTTACTTTTACTGACTACGGAGGTAGCGGTACTGTAAGTACAAGTGATTGTTTCATACACCCCTTACGCTTCGGAGAGGGCGTGTGGGAAGAGGTATGTGCACGTGGACTAGAAACTACCTTAGACAAGGATACGATGCCTCTGAAGCTCACCAGGGTTGATGCTGGAACGTATGCAATTAATGGAGGCAGTAGCAGGAGTTATACTGCTGGAACTTTTCAATTAGGTTATCCAGATTGGGGTGAAAGAGATGCAGGAGACGACGTAACTAACTCTGCACCTAGTTTTGTAGGTCACCCTATACAGAATATGGTGTTCTTTAGAAATAGAATTTGTTTACTTAGTGAAGAAAATGTTATTCTATCCAGAGTTAATCAGTTTTATAACTTTTGGGTTAAGACGGCAATGGCTATCTCCAATACAGATCCAATTGATTTACAATCTAGTTCTACATTTCCAACTCGATTACACTCTGCTATAGAAGCAACAGGTGGTCTTGTAGTATTTAGTGCTAGTGAACAGTTCTTAGTTAGTTCTGGTCAAGAAGCTTTATTTACACCTGAAACTGTTAAAGTTACTTACCTATCTTCTTATGCATTTAATCCAGATACAAACCCAGTTTCGTTAGGTACCTCTATAGGTTTTCTAAATAGTACTGCTAAAAATGCTAGGTTCTATGAAATGGCAGATGTCTCTAATAGAGCTGAACCTCAAGTAATGGAACAAAGTAAAATAATTGGTGAAGTTTTCCCTACAAATACTACACTTATAACAGGATCTACTGAAAATGATATACTTCTATTTGGTGTAAATAGTACATTACATTCTTCGACAAATGAAGTTTGGGGATATAAGTGGTATGAACAAGGTAATAAACGTGCTCAATCTGCATGGTTTAGATGGACACTTTCTAATAAGTTAGTTCATCATACTATTATGGATGATCAGTATTTTACCATATTGCATAATGCTACTAATGATAAATTTACACTAGAAAGATTTGACATAAAATTATCTGATAGTACTTTTATGATCAATTTACCAGAGGATGACAGTGAATTAGAATTAAATGATAGTAGAATACATTTAGATACTAAGTCGAAAATAACTTCTAGTAATATTACCTGGAACAGTGGCAGCGCTAATTCAACATTTACTTTAGGTGCAGGTTATTATAGTAACAATACACTCACTACTTACTGTCCTACAGTAGGACTTTCAATGGGTAAGAGTTATGATATACCAATAAATAAAATATCAGGAACCGCACCAAGCCAAACTATTACATTACCTGGTAATTGGAAGTTCCATCAATTAGATTTTGAAGGTACAGATTGTCTTGCATCAAGTAAAACTTTAGAATTTGATGATTCTCAAGTTAATATTAGTAATGAAACAATTACAATATATCAACATGGTTTATCTACATTAGATAGAGTTATATTAGAAAGTGGTAGTGCTTCAGTTATAGGAGGTTTAGGTAACACACTAGTTTATTTTGTAATTAGAGTAGATGATGATAATCTAAAACTAGCTACAACTACATCAAATGCTAGTGCAGGTACTGCTATTAACTTAACTAGCACAGGTGGTGCAGGACAATATTTCAAAGTATTAGATGGTATTACCCTTGAATCTCATGGATTAGAAACAGGTAGTGTACTTGTTGCAAGAAATACATCAGGTACAATAACTACTGGTATTACTGCTGGTACTACATATTATGCAATTAAAATAGATAACGATACCATACAATTAGCATCTAGTGCAGCTAACGCTACAGCTGGTACTAATTTATTATTAGGTGGAACTAGTTCACAAACATTAGCAGCTAATCAAGATACACACGTATCTCACTTTGAAGCAGTTACTGATTTAATAGTTGGATATGAATATGAATTCCAAGCAAGATTACCTAAGCTATATGTTACCAGACCAGAAGGTGATAAAATGAGGTCTGAAACAAGAGGCTCATTAGTAATACATAGAATGAATTTTGACTTTGGAGATGTAGGTGTTATAGATGTTACACTTAAAAGAAGAGGTAGAGATGATTATACCTATACTGTAGAATCATTAGAATGGGATAATATCCTAGCTAGTTCTGCAACTATAGCTGATAGTTATACTCATACAATACCAGTATATGATAGAAATACAAATTTAGATGTATATATAAAATCTAACCATCCATCTCCTGCAACACTTCATTCTATGAATTGGGAAGGAGATTATTCAACTAGATATTATCAACGTGTCTAAATACATTCACCCAATTACAATGGAAGCTGCTGTTGAAGTGGCTTCTAATCTTCGTAAAGATGACTATAGAGAAGTGTTTGAAGGCCATGGCCATTACCCACTTCTTTATCTTCCTCTTGCTGCTTTCAATGGAGACACAGTTTGGTTCGAAGTGCCTAACGGCAGGACTGCTGGTATGGCAGGTGTACAAGAAGGTGGTAAAGTATGGATGCTCTGCACAGATGCTATCCATAAATACCCCCTCACTTTCGCCCGAGAAGCTAAACGATTTATTGAAAGTAGAGAAGAAAAACTCCTTTGGAACATTGTAGATAAACGGAATACCGCTCATCTAAAACTTCTAAAGTTTCTAGGATTTAAGTTCTTAAGGGAACTTGAACATGGTCCTAACAAATTAACCTTTATAGAATTTTGCCGTGTGCGAACCAGTAACAATGGCCACGATGGCTCTAGGCGG